TTACAGCACCCGCCGGCTCACGGCGACCTTGCCGGTGGCGTAACTGCTGTAGACGAGCGTGAAGCCCCCGCCGCCCCAGCAGCCGGAGAGGAGAATCGAGTCGGTGTGGCCGGGGGTGTGGAGGGCGTGGCGCTCCTGCCAGGCGGAGGTGCCGGTGCGCGTCCAGAAGCGGCCGGGCGTGCCGGTGGAGGGCGCGCCGCCCGCGACCCAGACGGAGAGCCAGGGGCCGCCGTAGACGGCCACGAAGCGGAGGTCCGCGGAGCTGGGGAGGCCGGAGCTCACGTCGGTCCACGTGGCACCGTCCGGGGAGCTGTACGCGTGGCCGTTGCCGACGCGGAGGAACGTGGAGCCGTCGCACGAGATCGCGCTCTGGCCGTTGGCGGCCGCGCCGGTGCCGGCGTTGCCGGTCCAGTGGGCGCCGCCATCGGTGGAGCGGAACGTCGAGAGGCCGGTGGTGAGGTAGGCGCCGGTGAGGACGACGGTGCCGCCCTTCGCCGCCACGCCCGTGAAGTTGATCGACGTGAAGCGGCCGGTGCCGATGCCGGCGTGCGCGCTCCACGCGGCGCCGTCGGCGGAGTGAACGACGAGGCCGGATTCGCCGGCAGCGACCCAGACGTTGTGCGTGGTGTCGCGGGCGACCGCCATGAGGCCGGAGTCGCCCCAGATGTCGTCGGCGTTGAGCCCCGTCGTCCAGGTGACGCCGTCCGCGCTCGTCGCGGCGAGGGGGACGCGGTAGGTGCCCTCGTCGTTCCAACCGACCGCAATCCAGCCCACGCCCGGAGAGAAGGCGATCGCGACGTAGACGTTCGCGGGGTTCGCGTCGACCACGGCGAGCGTGAACGTGCGGCCGTCGAGCGAGGTCGCGAACTGGCCGCCGCCGAGGCCGCAAACGACCCAGAGGCCGAAGGGGCGCGCGTCGGAGGTCGTGGGGTCGTAGGCGATGGCCTTCGGCGTCCACGCGGTGACGCCCGTGTCGACGCGCTCCCAGTTCCCGACGGAGAAGTTCGCGAGGAGCCCCGCGAGCTGCTGGTTGTTGCTCTTGTCGAGCGCGACGCCGTTGAACTCCAGCGCGCGGCTGAGCTCCTCCTGCGTGGCGTTCATCCAGGGGACGTCGTTGAGCGTGGGCCCGATGGCCACGTCCGGGCGCACGAGATCCCAGCCGTCCCGGGAGGGGCCGAAGAGGTCCGTGTGCTTCGTGACGGTGTCGATGCGGTACATGGGCGCTCCTCAGATCCGCAGGCAGGAGGCCGCGAGCCCCGCTTCGCCGGTGACGAGCCAGTAGCCGCTGCCGCCGTAGGCCGCGCCGAGGAAGTCGCCGCTGTAGCCGGGGACGAAGCGACGCGTCCAGTGAATGCCGTCCACGGAGGTGAAGAGCGCGCCGTCGTCGCCGCACGCGAGGAGGACGCCGCCGTTCGCGCACCGGACCTGCGTGAGGTTGCCGCCGAGCGTCGCCTGGAGCGTCCAGCCGCCGACGAGGTTGTGCGGCGACGCGTACACCTTCCCGCCGCTGCCGACGACGATCCACCGCGAGCTCGGCACGTGCCAGGCGGCCGAGCGCGGCGTGAAGCCCGCGGGCGCGTCGTGCCAGCTGGCCTGCGAGTCGAAGTAGCCGAAGTCCGCGTTGATGGGCCCGAGGACGAAGCCGTTGTCGCCGCCACCGTCCGCGTTGTTCACGAGGAGGACGTGGTAACGCGCGTCCGCCGACGAGACGGCGCCGTCGTAGTTGTGGGCGAGCGCGACGAGCTTCTTCACGTGCGCGGAAAAGCCGAGCGAGAAGGTGCGCGCCGTCCAGCTCGACGTGTTCCCGCTGGAGAGGAACGTCGCGTTGTCGCCCACTGCGAGCTGGCCCATGTTCGGGACGTCGAGCACCGCGTGGAGGTCCTCCTTCGTAATCGGAGTGATGACCTGCCAGTTGTGGTGAGTGCCGTCCGGCGGCGCACCATCGACCGTGAGAGTGTTCGAGTCGTTAGCGACGATCGGCCAGCGTGCGCCGTTCGCGTCGATCCAGAACTTCCCCACGAACGCGTTGTTCGTCCATCCAGGCATACCGCCCACATCGAAGACGTTTGCCGTGAGCGTGCCTGAGCCCGCAGCAACGTCCGAGGAGACAACCGGACTGATGACGCTCCACGTGACGCCGTTGTTCGTCGTGCGGTAGAGGCGGCCCTCGACGCCGACGACGAGGAGCACGTTGGCCGAACCGGAGATCCCGCCCACGATGTCGTTCAGCTGGCCACCGATGGGATACGGCTCGACGATGGCCGTGCGAGCGTGCGCGCCGGCAGTGGGCGTGCCGTCCAGGTCGAGCGTGCCGTGGTCGCCGCCGGCCGTCGCGCTGTTCGCCTCGATGAACCAGCGGTTCCCCGCCGAGTCGATGAAGTACTTTTGTGCGTAGGCGCCGCCCACCCACGCGGGGCTCGCGGCCGCGTCAGGCGTGAAGTTGTCGTCCGTGACGGTGCCGGGCCCGTAGTCGTCCGAGGACGTGATGGCCACGCGCCGGAACACGAAGCCGTCCGCCGACCGCGCGATGCCTCCGTCCGAGAGCACCGCGACCCAGAGCCCCGCGCCCGACTGGTAGAACACCGCCCGGATGTCCGCCGACTCTCCGAACCCCTCCGAGAGCCAGTTCGATTCGAGCATCCCGCGCAGCAGCCCCGCGAGCTGCTGGTTGTTCGTCTTGTCGAGCGGGATGCCGAAGAACTCCAGCGCGCGGCCAATCTCCTCCTGCCAGGCGTTGAACTGGTCGGCGCTCGTGTTCGTGGCGGGCTGATCTCCCTCGGGGTCCCCGAGCGTGTGGCCGTGCTTGCCAGGGCCGAAGAGGTCGAGCGCTTTGGTGGCGGTGTCGATGCGGTGCATGGCGGACCTCAGGCGTCGTAGAAGAAACGGACGAGCGTGTGTTCGTTCGCGAGGAGGCGGATCAGCGCTTCGAGCAGTGCGTCGTGGGCGCCGTGCGCGGTGTGGATGTCCCACCGATGAATCCACGGGCTCTGCGTCATCGGCGCGCCGCACGGGCTGCCGGCGACGAAGGGACGGTACTCGTGGATGGTGAGGGTGTAGCCAAGCGTCAGACCGAGGGCGATCCAGTAGGCGTTGTCCTGGCGCGCGACGGCCGTGAGCTTCTTGCAGAGCAGGAGCCGCTGCAGCGCGAGATCATCCGGGAGCTCCCCGGGGAAGCCGACCGTGGCCGCCCACTCTCCAATGAGCTCCGTGGCCCTGTCGGGCAGGAACTCGTTCTCCACGTCCGCCAGCCGCTGCTCGACGCGACCGAACTCGGCCGCGAGCCCGTCGATGAGCGCGCTGAGGTCCGCCGCCTCCTCACGTGACCAGGCAATGCCCGGAGGGAGGAACGACTGCAGCGCGCGCCCCGAGACACTCAGGTGCCCGGAGTAGGACGGCAGCGCCACGGAGAGCGACGCGCCGAAGCGACTGTGCGCGAGCAGCCCGGCGCCGAAGTGGACGACGGCCATGGCCTACCCCACCACCATGCGGTCGATTGCCACGAGGATGCTGCCAGCGTCGATCTGCGGCGTGTCGCCGCTGCCAAACGCGAGCGAGTCGAGCGGCCCGTCGCCGCCGAGCAGCAGCCCGATGGCCTTTGGGGTCCCTCCGGAGCTCGCTGTGTAGATCGCGACGCCCTTGATGGTGAGCGCGCCGCCCAGCGTCTCGAACGTGAGATCGTTCGTGTTCGCCGAGCCGGAGACGTTGTTCCCCTCCACCTCCGTCGTGATGTCCATCCAGGCGTTGGTCCCCACGCGCGCGACGCTGGCCTCGGTCACGTCGCTGCCATCCGCGGCCTCGCCGAAGGCGGTGAGGAGCCCCACGTACTGCGTCGCGCCGCCGTCGGGCAGGAGTGCGTGAAGCGCCGCGCGAATCGCTGAGGTCGTCAGTCCGAGATAGAGGCTCATGTCCAGGTGACTCCGGCGAAGGTGGCCTGCTGGCCCGAGGGAACGGTGACGTCCGCGGTCGGCGCCGAGAGGACGTAGCCGGAGCCCACCGCGGCCGCGATCGCGAAGTTCAGATCTGCGAGCGCCACCGTCTGGCCGCTGCCGATGGTGAGGAACAGGTTCTGGAGCTCCGCCACGACGGCGGCGCGCGCCGCCGTGGTGTCGTCGCGCAGGTGGATGGTCACGGAGACGCCGTGCGCGCCCGCGGCGAATACAGTGACGTCCGCCGTGCTGGGGCGCTTCACGTCGAGATACGCCTGGACGGACGCGACGAGGATGTCGTTGGCCACGACGAAGGGCACGCTGTCCGAGACGACGAAAACGTAAACGGTCCCGGGCCCGGCGGCGCGTGCGACCTCCCACGCGCGCGTGACGCCTGGCACGCGCAGCGCCCAGTTCGCGTAGTCGCCCTGCGCGCCCGAGCGCTGCGGCGTCTGGATTCGCCTGAGGAGGCGGGAGACGAGCTGAGGCGTCGTCTCCCGCGGCTGGCCGCCCGTGAGGCCGCCCTCGGCCACGACGCACTCGGTCGTGATGCCGGCCACCGGATTGGACAGCAACATCGCGGTGCCGGCGGGCGTGTTGCCCGGCGAGCCGTCGAGCGTCCCCGCCGCGAGGATCGCCGTGATGGGGATGTTCACCGTCCCATCGGCCACGTAGGTGTAGAGGTTGTCCGTGCGGTAACGGTAGCCGTCCTTCTTTCGGATGACCTCCCAGTACTGGTCGAGCACGCTGCCGTTCGTGCCGGCGACCGCGACGGCGCCCACCGCAGGCGACGCGGGCTTCCGGCCCGCCGGGATGCCGAGGAGGAGATCGTCCGGCTCCGCGAACCACACGGCCGCCCAGCGGTCCGCGAACGCGTCGTCCATGTCCGGGTTCGGGACGATCTGCTTCGAGAGCCAGTCGATGCGCCCGTGCAGCTCGTTCGCGTAGCCGGCGGTCGACGTGCTGAGGATTCGCTCCGGGGTCCAGCGCAGCAGCGCGTCGGTGCCGCGCAGGCGGCCCTCCACGTCGGCGCGGCCGCGTGCGATGAGCGCGGCGAGCGTGGGTCTATTGAACGCCAAAGGGCACCTCCCAGGTGCGCGAGAATCGAGTCCCGTCCGGCGGCGTGATGACGAGGGTCAGCAGCGCGGCCGTGCGCGACTTGCGCCGCGCCGTCGCCGTGATGCTCTTCGCCACGCCGTCGTCGACCAGCCACACCGTCGCGTCCTTCGCGTAGGTCTCCAGCAGCTGCAGCGACACGTCCGTGAGCGTGCGACGGCGGAGCGTCCAGATGAGCGAGCCCGGACGGTCGTCCTGGTACGCGTCCGCCCACCAGCCCGCGCGCATCGCGCCCGGCTCCGCGAGCTCCGGCGGCGCCGCCAGGTCCGTGAAGAGCGAGATCACCAGCGCCGACTCCAGCCCCGGATCGACCGTGAACTCGCCGTCCTCGTCGCGGATGAGGTCGGCGCGCTGCTTCTCGTTGAGCCATCGGAGGAGCAGCATCAGTCGGCCACCGTGACGGAGCTGGAGACCTCAGTAATGGAGCCCTCCACATCCGTCGTGAACGAGGCGCCGCCGGAGCCCGGGTTGAACGCTGCGTTCAGGGCCGCCATTGAGATCTTGATGGTGTCCCCGACGCGGGCCGCGCCCTTCGTAGCGTCGCGCGAGCCGAGGCTGAGGCCACCGCCCGGCTTGAGGTGGACCTTCACCCCCTCGGCGTCGTAGAGCGCGGTCGCGCCCTCTTCGAGGTCCTTCGGGCGCTTGTCCGGGTTGAACAGCCCCATCGCCACCAGGTGGCGCGGGTTGCCGGCGACCATGAAGACGAGCCCCTGAGCATCCTTCAACGGATGGCCGGCGAGCCCGAACGGCTGGAAGTGCTCCACGTCGTCGCGCACGTTGTCCGCGTCGAGCTGCAGCTGCACGAACTGGACGTCCCCGCTGTCCTTCACCAGCTGCACGAAGCCGCGCACGGCCGTGCGCCGCAGCGCCTCGCCCAGCGTCTTCAGCCGCCGCTCGATCTGCTGGCCGAGCTCGAACCCCGGAGAGAAGACGCTCATCAGAAGGCCGCCTTTCCGACGCGGTTGTGTTCGGCGCGCTTGCGGGGCTTCTTGCGGCCCGGTGGCACCTCCACCTCGAGCGCGCGCGGGTCGCAGACCTCCAGCTCCGTGATGGGGCCGCTGTCCTCGCTCACCGAGTGCTCGGTCTCGATGATGAGGAGGATGTCTTCGAGCTGGTAGCGGTCGTCGATGACGCCCACGAGCGTGTTCGGCTGCCAGAGCCGGTTCTCCGCTGTCTGCCAGCCCTCCACCGTGTAGCGATAGCGGACCGCCCGGCCGGCGCGGACGTTGCGCTGCCAGTCCGCGCGCCGCTGCGTCGAGATCTGCACCGTGTCATCGCTGAGCACCATCACGGGCCGCGGCCGCTTCACCGCCGGATCCTTCGCGACGGCCCTATGCGACGCCGCCGAGACACCGAAGATGCGGTCGATGCCGGTGGCCGGGCTGTGCGACTTCACGATGTAGTCGGAGAAGCGCTCGCGCGAGCTCCGGCGCCGCCGCGACCGCTCGACGTTCACGCCGCGCTGCAGCACCGTGGCCGTCGTGGAGGCGCCAGGCCGCGTAAAGACGAGCGTCCCGCTGCCATCGCCCACCAGCAGCAGCCCACGCAGGCGACAGGCCCGCACAATCGCCTCGGCGACCGACTCGCCGTCCGCGAGGGTGAACGCGGAGATCGGGTCGCCCAGGGAGACGCCGTCCGCGGTGACGACGAGCTGCTGGTAGCCGCCCGCCGCAATCAGATCCGAGGCGATGCGGTCGACGGTGGCGCTGGACCACTGACCGCCCTTGAACTGCGCGGCGCAGTCGACCAGGTCGCAGAGGAGATCGCGCCCGGAGACGAGCGTGCCCTCCTCGTCGCCGCCGTCGTCCTCGTCGATGTCCTCCACCCAGCCGGTGAGGAGCGTCTCGCTGCCCACCTGGATGGCGCACGAGGACGTCTCGTCGAACGGCAGCCGCCGCCCGGTCTCGTGCCAGTCGTCCGCGACCTCGAACTCGAAGGAGGCGCTGAGCTCCTCCATCGACCGGCGCACGGAGAGGGAGAGCCAGTTCGTGAAGGGGCGGCCGTCGAGCGTGACAGCGATGCGCGGAGTCATGCGCCCCTCAGCACTTGCCCGCCGGGCACGAAGAGCGGATGGCGGATGTTGTTCGCGTCGATGAGCTCGGCCTCGGTCGAGGCGTCGCCGGTCATCTGGTGGGCCACGACGAGCGCCGGCATCGTCCGCGCCGGCGTGTACGTCACCGCACCCGGGAGCTCGTCGGCCACCGTGGACAGGTGCCGCACGATGGCGCGGCGGAGGTCGACCAGCGCGGCGTAGACGTCCGTGGAGGCCGTGTTCTCCTCCACCGCGAAGCGGTCGACCAGGATGGTCAGCAGGCCGAGCGCGTCGGCCGAGGAGGGATAGTCGACGAGGGCGGCCGCCTGGCAGCCGGCGACGAGCGCCGCGCGGTGGGTGAGCGCCTCGATGGCGGCCACGTTCGCCCGCTGCTGCACGCGCGTGGGCGTCTCCTGCAGCAGCGCCGTCACCGCGGAGGGGAGCGGGGCCGCGGCGAAGTCGCAGCTGTCCACGACGAGCGTCTGCGTCGCGCTCGCGAACTTCCGCGTCTCCACCGGCCGCGTCACGCTCGCGAACCGCGCGACCTCGGTCGCCTTCGCCGCCGACTCCCGATAGTCCTCCTGCAGCTTGCTGATGACGCCGCCCAGGATGCCGTACGCGCCGATGACCTCCTCCGCATACGTGCTGGGCGTGCGCGCGATGTGGTCGATGCCCTGACTGAGATCGAGGACCTGCGACTCCGCCTGGTCGATGGCGCCGAGGCCGACGTTGAGCTTCGCCTGCACGGAGTAGAACGCCCGCGAGGCCGCGGTCATCGCCTCCACCGCCGAGCGCGAGAAGGCGGCCGCCATGCCGCCGATGGTGAAGTGAGCCTCGAAGTCCGGCGCCAGCGTCGCCCGCGCGACCGCGGCCGCCCGCACCACGTCGCCCGTCGTGTCGGGTGACACCTCCAGCAGCGTGTCCGTCACCTGCACGAACACCGCTTCGAAGTCGGCGCGGCCCTGGTCGCGCTCCACCGACTCGTGCAGCCGGACGTCGCCCTCCACCTTGCACTCGAAGGTGCCGAGCGTCGGATGCACCAGCGTGCCCGAGCCCTCCTGCTCGAACGCGGCCAGCAGGAAGTCCCGCTGGGTCATGTAGTCGCGGCCGAACACCACGCCGCGCACCCGGAACCGCCGCGTGCGTCGCCCCTGGTCGGGGACGAACGGCTTGTCCTGGCCGGGCATCGACTTCACGACGGTGCGACGGCCCACGGTCGTGTCGAGGTCGCCCGCCGTGAAGGGGACGCCACGGAAGGAGGCGGGCCGCCCGTCGATTGTGTCCTGCCAGCCGCGCGTCGGCGCCGGCAGATCGACCGCCGGCTGCGTGAGCGTGTCCTGGTCGAACTGGTCGACGAACGAGACGGCCATGGCTACGACCCCGCCAGCGAGAACGAGGTGTCCGTCGAGAGCCGCAGCTTCTTGCCGCTGCGCATCGTCACGACGCGCGGGCGCCCTTCGCTGTCGATCTTCACGTGGAGCTCGCCGGACATCTGAGACTGTGACGAGGAGCTGCTCGACGAGTTCGGCCCGAGCGCAGGCGGTCCACTCGCCTCCGCACCGCTGCCCGTGCCGGCGGCCGGGCCGGTCCCGTGCCAGAGCGACTCCGCGCCCGCCCGGATCTGCTTGAAGCCTTCGAGCCACGAATCGACGAAGCCGGAGACGCCCGTGTTCCAGTCCTGCTCGAAGCCCTGCCACCAGTCGTGGAAGAACGCGCTGAGCCCGTCCCAGTTCCGCCAGATGAGATAGGCGGCGCCGCCGAGCGCGGCCGCGCCGATGACGAACGGCGCCAGCGGTGAAGCCAGCATCGACGCGCCGAACGCCCAGACGGCCTCGGTCGCCGCGCCGAGCCCCGGCACGACGCTGAGCGCCGTCGCGCCCAACCACCGGAGGCCGGCCCCGAGGATCTGCACGCCCGTCGACTTGCTGCCCACCGCGACCGCGAGGACGCCGAGCGACGTGCTCAGCGTGGAGAGCGCGAGCGCGGTGCCGGCGGCGCCCGCGGCGAGGAGGCCGAGGCCGCCCACCAGGACAAGAGAGCCCTGCGCCACGCCCTGGTGTTTCTCAATCCATCCGGTCGCCGTGTTGATGTACTTCGCGACCCGCTCTTCGAGTTCCTTCGTCTGAGGAAGGAGCGAGTCTCCCACGCTGATGTTCAACCGCTCCGTTGCGCTTGTGAGCCGCTTCGTCGCCCCTTCCGTGTCGTTCATCATTCGCGCGGCCTGCGACGCCGCGTAGCCCTGGGCGTTCATCAGGTCGGCGTTCGACGACGCGAGCTCCCCCGACGCCGCCGAGTGCATGAGGATGGCGGCCGCCCCCGCGCCCTCCTGACCGAACACGCGGTCCAGTACGAGCGAGCGCCGCGCAGTGCCCAGCTTGGCCATCTTCGCGTCGAGCTCCGCGAGCACCGTCTCCACCGGACGCAGGTTGTGCTTCGCGTCCTCCGGCTTGATTCCGTAGTGATCGAGCAGCTGCCGGCCGATCGACTTCGGCGCCGCGAGCCTGGAGAACACATCCTTGAGCGCTGTACCGGCGACCGTCCCGCGCAGGCCGTTGTTCGCCAGCACGCCGAGCATCGCGCTCGTGCGCTCGACGTTGAGGCCGAGCAGGTGCGCCGACGGCGCCGCGTACTTCAGGCTCTCGCCCAGGTCCGTGACGGTCGTGTCGGTGGCCGTCGACGTCTTCGCCAGGACGTCCACCAGGCGCGTCATCTCCTTCGCTTCCATCCCGAAGGAGTGCAGCGACGTGGAGGCGATGAGCGCCGCCGGGCCCAGCTGCATGTCGTCGTTCGCCGCGAGGTCCAACACCGCGGGGAGCGCCGAGAGGATCTGCGTCGTGCTGTAGCCGGCCTGCGCCAGCATCTCCATGCCCGTCGCGGCCTCGCCCGAGCTGTAGCGCGTCGTGGAGCCCATCTCCTTCGCCGCGGTCGTGAGGGTCGCGACGTCGGCGGCGCTCGCCTCCAGCTTCGTGCCCACGCGATTCATGGCGTGTTCGAAGTCGGCCGCCGTCTTGATGGGTCGCTCCACGAACGTGGCCGCCCCCTGCGCGAACTGTGCGGCGCCGTCCGCGGCGTGCTTCAGGTGGGACGCCGTGTCGAAGTGCTTGTCCGCTGCGGCGGCCGCCGTCTTCAGCGTCGCGAACCCGTTCGCCGCCGTGCGCAGCGTCGTGCCCATCGGGCCCGACGCTGCGTCGATGAAGCGCAGCAGCAGCGATGTGGTGAGCTTGCTACTCACGGGGCACCTGCGAAAGCCAGAACCTCAAGGCCTTGCCATCCAACTGGTCGAGTGGAACCGGAAGCCCGCCGAAGTGGGCAATCAGGGTTCGGAGGATTCCTCGCCAGTCGGTTGGGATTTTCCCAGGAGCTGCTGCACGGCCAGGACGCACCGCTGGTGGTCGGTCCAACGGATGCGGCGGAGCTCCTTCTGCGTGTAGTCGCTGAGCTGCTCCATCAGCGCGATGTCACGGGAGACCGGGCCCTTCACCTCGTCGATGGCCATGAGGTGCGCCGCGATCGCCGGCTTGAAGGTGATCTTCTCGATGACCTTCGACGTCACGGGCTTCGCGTCCTCGTCGTCGCCCTTCGCCTTCGTACGAATCTCGACGGGAAACTCCAGCGTGACCGTGATCGACCCGTCGTCGTGCTCTTCGATGAAACCTTTCGGGGGAGCCATGGGGTGCCTGCCTTCCTTTGAATGGGCGTCCGTGGACGCGTGGGTGAATGGTCCTCGCCCGCCGCGAGAGGGGCCGGGGCCCCGGCCCCTCTCGACGCACTTGCTCTCGGTGGGTTGGGTTGATCTCGGTGGTTACTTCTGGAGCTGTGCCTTCGGGCCGGCGAACTTGAGGTCGAGCTTCCCCTCTTCCTCGTTCAGGGTGCCGGGCTCCTCGGAGAAGGCTCCGTTGATTTTGTAGATCTGGTCGCTGTCGCACTCGAAGAGCAGCGTGACGTCCTCCATGTCGTCGAAGATCGTCGCGTCGTCGCCGCGGCCGTGCGGCATCGTGAAGGTGACGCGCGACTCCACGCCCGTCTTGGAGAAGCCTTTGACTCTGCCGTTCGCGATGATCGACTTGCGCTTGAACCCACCCATTTCGAGCTTCGCGCCCGACATGGAGGAGTACTTCACGCCGTCGATGGTGATGGTCACGATGCCTGTGTACTGGGCCATTATCGAATCCCTTCGAGAGAGAAAGCCTTACGTGCCGAACTGGTTGAGGACGTCCATCTGGAGGAACTCGCCGACCTTTTCGGGCGCGATGAGCGCCTGCAGCCGGTTGCGGTTGCTCTCGCTGCGCTCGACCAGGAGGTCTCGCTCGAACTGCGCCTTGTTCTCGGACCAGCCCGCGCCCATCCACTCCTCGAAGAGGCTGGTGAGCTCCGCACGTGCGATCTTCGGCTTCATCACCGGGATGCCGGCGTCGACCTCCGCGTCGTCGTCCGCGAGGATGCAGCGCGGATACTTCAGGCCGAACCGCGTCCGCACGGACACGCGCATCGCCGAGAGCACGAGGAGCATGGTGAGCGCCTGATACGACGTGTCCGGCAGGTTCGCGTCGTTCGTCTTGTACGTGGTGACGAGCCGCTCGATGCGGCAGGAGCCGTCGTCGTTCACCGTGTACGTGCTGACGCCGTCGACGAGCAGGAGGTTGCGCTCCGTCTTGTCGAAGCGGTCGACGTCGGCCGGAGGGAGCATCCCCTGCAGCTTGAGCGTCGTGCGCGGCCGCGCCGGGCTCGCCTCCAGCTCGGACGTCGCGGCCAGGATGGCGGCCGCCTCCCAGGGCGCGGTGGGCGACAGCCCGGTGCCCAGCGCGACGATCTGCTTCGAGTTCTTCCCCGCGCCGAACGTGGCGATGGTCGACGAGCTCCCCGAGACGCCCACGTAGCCGACGCCCTCCATCTGGACCTCGGGGCCGAATCGCCGTTCGAGCTCCGTGTCGAGCGCGGTGAAGTTCGTGGAGTCGGAGAAGGGCGAGACGTAGCTCGTGTACTGCGTGTTCGTCACCACCGCGAGCGCGTCCGACAGCGCGGGAGAGCCGGTGCCGGTCGCCATCGCGGTGACGGTGCAGGTGATGCCGGCGGGGAGCGATTCGCCGTCGTAGTAGTTCGTGCGCAGGTCGATGAGGTTGCCCGTCGTGCCCTTCCACTTGCACGTCGGGATGGCCTCGCCCGTGTGACCGGTGGAGCCCTGCGCGGCCGTCACCGGCAACGTCGTGAGGGCGTTGATGGCCGCGACGGCCGCCGCCGCGACGACCGCCGCCGTGTCGCCCTTCGCGACAGGCACGTTCACGCGCACGCCGCCGATGTAGAGGCGCGCGATTCCGTCCGCCGTCGCGGTGCCGGCGAACGCGAAGTTGCCCACGGCCTTCGAGCCGGTGGGGTCATCCAGGCCGATGGCCCACACCTCCACGCGCGGGTTCGCCTGGATGAGCGCGGCGAGCTCGTTCGCGAGCATGGAGCCCGGCCCGTAGAACTGGACCGCCTGCTTCGCGTTCTGCACGCGCTTCGGCGTCAGCAGCGGCGCCGTCCCGGTGGAGAGCTGCTGGCCGATGACGAGGATGCGGCCGCGGATGCCGGGCAGCCCACGCGACGCACGCGTGCTGTCGTTCTCCACGCGCGTGCCAGGGATGAGTGAGTCGTTGTCGAGGAGCGTGAAGGCGATCATTCGTGGGCCTCGGGGTCAGCAGGGATGGCAGGGGGGACGACCGCCGCGGCCTCGGACGGCTCGGCCGGCGGGGGACACTCGACGACGTCGTTCGCCTTCAGGCGACGGCGCCAGTAGTTGTCGCGGGGCTTGCTCTCGCCCTTCTCGGCGAGCGGCTTGAGTGTGACGGGGTCGCGGACCACGAGGCCGGGCCGCGCGGGTTTGACGAAGAGGCGCTCGCTCATTCTTGCTCCAGTGCGATCAGGTCCTCAGCGAGGACCTGTCGTTCGGCGGTGGGAGTGGTGGAAGGGGTCGTGGCGACGATCGTCGAGTCGAGTTGCGTGAACGCGTCGAGCTGGTCGATGGGCGTCGACAGGTTGAGCTCGACGCGCTGGTCCCAGGAGAGGACCCACAGCGCCACGCCCGCGGCGTCCGTCTTCTTGCCGTTGTAGAGGTTCGCGAGCGAGAGGTTCATCGCCGCGCTGGTGTTCCAGGCGTCCCACGTCTCCACCGCGACGAGCCGCATGAGCACCTCGCCGAGGTTGAGCGCGACCTTCATCCGGCCGATCTGCGCGGGGATGGCCTGGTCCTTCGTGAGAATCCAGGCGCCCCACTGGACGCGCGGGTTGAGGTTCTTGCCCACGCGCGGGTTCTGCTCGGGCACGGTGCCCAGGCACGACACGAACACCGCGGGCGCGAACGCCGCGCAGCGTCGAATCTCCTCGGCGTCGAAGCGGCCGTCGTGCGGTTCCACTCGCACGGCGTTGCCGAGCTTCTCGGCCATGCGCGCGACGATGAGGTCGAGGAGCTGCGCGAGAGAGCTGGGGACGTTGTCGCTCATCGCCCCTCCAGTCGCCGCGCGAGCCAGGTGTCGATGGCGTCGACGATCTCTTCCTCGTCGCGCGGGCTCAGGCCGAGCAGCGGCCGCGCCGGCATGCCTACCGACGGACGGCCTTCGGAGAGCACCGCGGCGCGGACGAGGTCGCTGCCGATCTCGACGGCCTGGCTGTCCTCCTGCACTTCGAGCTGGTCGCGCAGCTGGCCCGTGCGCTCCAGCAGGCTTTGTCCTGGGAGCGCGCGTCGCGCCGTGCTCGGGGCCCACGGCGCCCAGGGCGTGCCGTCCGGCGCCGTCTTCGTGTCCTGCAGCCGGCGACGCGTCTGCGCGACGAGCAGCGGCTCCAGGTGGCGGAGCGCGTCGTCGAGCTCGCGCGCCGCGAAGGGCCGCAGGAGACGTTCGACGGCTTCGAAGCCCTGGACATCGAGTGAGATCACAGAGCGCCCCCCGTCTTGCTCCGCTCGAACTGACGCGGGCCGCCGGTGGCCACGAAGATCGGCGCGTCGCCCGCGCTGGGCTGCTCGGCCGTGAGCTCCTCGCCGAGCATCAGCTCGCGGGACGCGAGATCGGCGCAGTCCTGGCGCGCGGCCTTGTAGCCCTCGCGGATGTCGTCGGTCATGCCGGCGCCGGTGAAGCGGCACACCTTGTAGACGGCGAGGTCGAAGGCGAGGCCGACGAGCACGTCCGGCACGACGTTGCGCGGAAGCTTGTGCTGGCCCGCCTGGACCTTGCCCCAGACGTACGAAGTCGCGTCGTCGATGGCCCGCTGCACCTTCGTCTCGTCGACGGTGCCGGTGCGCCGCGGATCCGCGACGAGGATGTAGTTCTCTTCCCCGAGGCGCTCGCGGAAGGTCGTGATGGTGAGGAGCGTCTGCATCGTCGGTCTCCGTGCGCTCGGTCAGGAGCGGAAAGGGGGGCCGGCCCCGCCACGGGCCGGCCCGATGGTTTGCGAAAGGGAGCAGGTGGTGGGCGTGGCGGCCCGGTCACACCTGCAGAGGTTGCGGAGGCTGGACTCGAACCAGCGCCTCCGGGGTCATGGGGCCCCGGCGAGGTCAGCCGCTCCTCCACCCCGCGGCGAGCGCTACTTCAGCCAGGACGTGCGGAGCAGTTCGAGCGCCTTGTAGTTCTTGTTGCCCATGCCGCCCGCGATGCGGTCGATGCCGATGACGTCGAGAATGTCCGCGCGGTTCGACTGGCCGAAGATGACCATCGTGCCCATGAGGCCGAGGTTCACGCCCTTGTCGTTCGTCTGACCGGCGATGAGCCCCAGCGCTTCCTCGAGCGAGTCCGCGGAGAACTTCTTCGTGCTGCCCACGATGGTCTGCCAGAGGCCGTAACCGGCGGCCCAGCGCGAGTCGACGCCCCAGCGGATCTTGCCCTGGGTGAACACCGCCTCGTCGTCGATCTTGTCCATCACCACGAACTCGGGCTGCTTGCGGTCCTGGAAGATGAAGGACTTCAGCGGCATGCGGCCGTCGACGATGAACCAGGGGTTCACGAGCGTCGGGCCCGAGCCGGTCAGCACGTTCGACTTCGTGCCGTTGCCCACCTGGTGATTCGCCGCGAAGAACGCCTTGCCGTCCGAGCACTTCCCCTTCACGGGGTCGAAGCCGTTCGGGAGGAGCTCGCCGAACACGAGGCGGTCCGGCTTCGTCGCCGAGACGTAGGCCGCCTGCTTCACGTGGATTCCCTGGCTCGCCCAGGTGTTGTCCTCCACCTGGGTCCGCTTCAGGGCGTACGTCAGCTCGTAGTCCTTGTTGCGCAGCGAGTAGTTGCTGACGCTGAGGTCGTTCACGACGCGGTCGCCGAGCCACTCGCGCATGTCCGGCACGTCGTCGAAGCGCGGGTAGTTCTCGGTCTCCGTCTCCGACTTGATGATCGTGCAGACCTTGGCGTAGTCGGAGCTCGCGTAAAAGAGCGACGTCTCCGCGAAGTCCTTCTTCCAGCCGTTGAAGATGCCGTCCACGTTCCTTTTATTTGCGAGCATTTCAATCCTCCTCGTGTGGCGCCCGCTCGGGGCGAATGCAGTTCGGTTGTGGGCGTGAAGAGCCGGTTAGAAGGGCTCGATCTCGATGGTCGCGAGGGCGAAGGCTGCCGTGTTCGTGTTCCCACCGCCGACGGTGAGGGAGATCTCATCGCCCTCGGCCACGACGTTCGCCGCGGTGGGCGTGGCGACGTCCTTGTCGCCGATGACGCTGGCGGCGAGCGCGATGGTGACGACACCGCCGGTGACGGCGACGCCGTTGATCTTGCTGGTGATGGTGGCGTCCGCGCCGGCCACGGCGTGCTCGTTCAGCCCCGTGTGGATGCGCTTGATGAGACCCGCGCACGGCGCGATCACTCGGTAGACCTTCGCGTCCGCGGCGACGAGGTCCGCCACGTTCACGACGAGTGCCGTCTTCACCGGGGCCTTCCCGTCGCCCACGTCCACCCAGACGTAGTTGCTGTCGACGTCCTTGATTCGGCCGACGTACGGCCGCACGCCGACGAGGTCGTCCAGGTAGACGGTGGAGTCGTCGTCCGCGTAGCAGGCCTTGCCCACGTGCGCGACCGTGATGTCCCCGCCGTTGTCGAACGGGTAGACGCCGCGCTCGAACGCGACGGTCTTGTCTCCATCCGCGCCGGCGCTGTTGTCGACGTACTCGCTCGACACGCCGACGATGGTGAGGCCGGGGATGCTCTTCGCGCCGGGGCGGGCGAGGCCCGCGATCGTCTTACCAACGAGCGTGCGCCCGAAGATGACGACGGCGGAGAGAACGGACATGACCGACGCCCGTCCTGAGCGCTCGGCGGACTTCCTGTCTGAGGTGGCTGCTGACATCGCTTCCTTCTTTCAATCGCGGCCGTGGCCGCTCAGGCTGGTGGTGGGCGGATCGGTTAGGGGTTGGCAGCGAGGAACGCGGCAACGTCGCCGTTGAAGAAGACGCGGCACATCGTCTGCTCGTCGGCGTCGAGCTCGCGCGTCGCGCCCTTCGTGCCCGGCGGCGTGCGGTCGCCGAGGCCGGAGGGCGGCGCGACCTTGGGGGCGACCTTGAGGAACCGCTCGAAGGCGGCGATGCCGGCGGCGTTCGCCTGGAACACCTTGCGCCCGCCGATCTCCGTCTCCGTGCCCATCGCCTCGCGGTGGATCGGTTCCGTCGCGGGCGTGATGCACTGCTCGTCGTGGCCCTTCTGGATGAGCGCGTTCACCCGCGTGCGCGCGGCCTCACCGGCCTCGAACGCGAGCCCGGCCTCGGCGGTCCGCAGCGCCTGGACCGTCTTCTCGTAGTCGGCGCGCAGGACGTACTGGTCGAGCGAGGGCGGCGCGGACGCGCGCGCGGCGAAGCGTTCCTGGAACGCGGCGACGGCTTCGGCCTCGGTGGCGTCGGGCTTGAGGGCGAGTGCGGCAAAGACGGCGGAGACGAGGTTCTTCATCTGGATTCCTCCATTGCTGGGTGGGGCGGCGCGCGGGGCACGCCGAGAGGTTTGCGATTGCAGGTCGTGCAGGAGCTCGTCGTACGTGGCGATGCGGTCGACCATCCCCGCGTCGAGCGCGGAGTGGTCGCCCTCGGCCTGGCTCGAAGCGCCGGCCAACAGGACCGCGCCCTTCCCGTAGTTCGCCAGGATGTCGGCCTTCGTCGTCGCGCGGTTCCGCGCGAGCTTGTCGACGAAGATCGCCATGAGGCCGTCGACGATGCGCTGCGCCGCTTCGACCGCCGCCGGGCTCACGCCCTCGGGGTTCTTGAGCGGCGAGCCTGACGAGAGAATCTGCCGGCGCTTGATGCCCAGGGAGGCGTCCATCGCGCTGCGGTCGACGAGCGTCGTGCAGACGCCCACGGACCCGACGAGCGCCGACTCCGTCCCGACGATCTCGTCGCAGGAGCTCGCGAGCAGATACGCCGCGCTGCAGGTGAGGCCGTCGCCGAACGCGACGATGGGCTTCGTGCCGCGCGCGCCGTGGAGGTAGTCGCCGAGCTCGAAGAGGCCGGCGACCTGGCCGCCCGGGGAGTCGAACTTCAGGACGAGGGAGCGAACCGAGGAGTCGGAGAGCGCCGCATCGATATTCGAGCGGAGCCCCTCGTACGACACCGCGCCGCAGATGGCGTCGAAGATGGAGGCATACCGGGTGAGCGCGCCGCGCACCGGGATGACCGCCACGCCGTCCAGCAATTCAAACGGCGCCTTCGACCGGTTGCCGTTCTCATCCGTCTGGTCGAACGCGCCCGGATCGTTCTCACGCGCGGCAATCGAAAGGATCACTTCGAGCGCCGCCGGGGGCAAAGCCCACGGCTGCGAAGTAATCGCTTCGAGAACCCGGCGGGCCGGCTGCTTCTGGGCGGAGGACGTCGTCACGAAGCGCAACGTCCCAAAAGTTCGGGAAGCGCATCAGTGGAAAGCATTTTCCAGGGAACTGGATTGGAAGGCGGACCCTACGCAAACAGCTTCCGGGGGTCGCGGTCAAGCGTGCGCCGTGGCTGCGCACTGGTCATATGGTGGCGTTTGCGATAGAGAGTCCCGCACGGAGGTTTCCCCATGACAATTCGCGAATTCCTCGGCCTGGCACTGGTCCTGACGAGCTGCGGCGGCGCCACACGCGCCGCGACCCTCGACGCCCAGGACGCGGGGACCGACGCCGGTATCTGCTTCGCCTCAGCCGAAGCGGCCTGCGCGGACGCCGGTATTTGCGGCGCTCCGTTGGAAATGACGAATTGCGGGGCGGCCGTGACGTTTGCCTGCCCCGCCTGCCCCGACGCCGGAACCCGAGTAATCGATGGCGGCTGCCCAGGCGCGCCGGGGGATTTGATGGCGTGTGGCGACTTCTGCGAGGACACCTGGAACGACGCAGCCAACTGCGGGGCGTGCGGGAGCGTCTGCCAAGCAGGCGCGTCGTGCAGTCGGGCTCACTGCTACTGCCCACACCACCAGACGACCTGCCACGATGTCTGCGTCGACTACGTGAGCTCGGTCGACAACTGCGGACGGTGCGATCGGCACTGTGACGCGGGTCAGATCTGCCAGAACGGCGCCTGCCTGGACGGGACGCCTGATTCCGGCCGGTGATCGACCGCCACGTCGAAGGCCATGTGATGCGATGTGATGCGGATTGGCGCGCGATCGCCCCCCAAGACGGGCTCTGAGTCGTCCGGGCGCTCCTCGGGCGCCTGCGACGAGTCGGTCAGACCGTCCGTTTCGCAAACCATTGGGTCAAGATTCGTACGTGCTCCGCTACTTCTTGCTTGACGGCGGCGTTGGAGTTTGCTCGGCGCGTTTCATGACGGCGACCACCGCCCCGTGGAAGAAGTGGCTCTGCAACATGTCCCTCGGAGAGAGAACCATCGTCTTGAACGACGGGTTGGTCGCTGTCAGAACCCACTGACCCAACGCATCGTCGAAGCGCACGAATCGCAGCAGAGGCTCCGCCGTTGTCGCGATGACCTGGATGCCCTTCGTAATGTTCCGCTCGCCGGTATTCAGAAGAACGAGGTCCCCTTTGGCAATTCCTGGGGCCATCGCATCATCGGGGGCAACGACGAACTCTGCCTTTTCCGGAGCAACATCAAGGTCGCGCAGAAACTCGCGAGGCAATCCGGCAGCTTCCGGACGGAATGCAGACACCGAAAGCGGTTGGAGCCCTGACGGCACTGGCGTATGCACGACGGGATTTACAGGCCCCGCCCCCTTTCCTGTCATCAACCAGTCGAGAGCAACACCAGTCCCCGCCGCGATCTGATTGAGCTTGTCGGAGCGTGGCTCAACCTCCCCAGCGACGTACCTCCGAAGAAGGCTGTAAGACATGCCAGTTCGCTTCGCGAACGCGTAGGCCCCTTCGGTCCCAATGGCGAGGCCGATTCTCTTCCCCAAATCCTTCGTCGCCATGCCGTTCCTCCGTTCGGGGAGTCTCGGGTGGAATGTGGGCACAGATGTGGCTTGACTCAGACCATCTTCTTCGGTCGGGATGACCTCCCATGGTGACAGTAGTGACCACGCAGATGCCGGCCGACATAGCACACCGCAACGCGTGGATTAAATTTGAGTTGGCGCGTCGGGGCCTGAACATCTCGAAGCTTGCCCGTACAAACGGCTTCAAGAGTCACTCGGCACTCTCGCAGGCCATGCGAAGGAGCAAGAGGCAGGACACGGGCGGGCGTGCTGCACGTGTCATTGCCCGCGCCCTCGGGATGAAGCCGAAGGACCTCTGGCCGGAGCGGTACGAGAAGAAGCCCAAGAAGAAGAAGGCCACGAAGGGAGGAGCATGAGCGCCCCTCAGTCGTTGCCGGATCTCTCCACGATCCCCGAGTACAAGCGCCTCCGCGTCGAGCAGCGGCAGCGTGTGCTCGAACTCTGGGAGACGTACCTGGTCAATCACGTCGCCGCGGGCCGCGTCGCGGGGACGAAGACGTTCGTCCAGGCGTTCAACGACTTCTCCATCGATCCCGAGCTGCGCCGGCAGGTCGACGGCCTCACGGTGTCGACGCTGTACCGCTGGAAGCAGCGCTACGACGCGCGCGGGCTGGTCGGGCTCTGCGATGGCTACGGCACGCGCAAAGGAAAGGGCGTCTGTGACCAGACGCCGTCGCTCAGGAAGTGGTGGCTGCAGGTCCTCGACCCGGAGAAGGGGAACCCGGACATCCGCAACGCCGGGCTCTACACGCTGCTGCGCGCCCAGCGGCCCGACCTCGCCGAAAAGATCGGCGAGCGCGCGCTCATCAAGTGGGCGACGGCATGGAGGAAGGAGAACGCGTCCTACCTGGACCGGCTGAAGAACCCGGACGACGCGAAGAACCGCCACCAGATGGCGATGGGTGACGCCGACGAATCGATCGTGCGGCTCAACCAGCGCTGGGAGCAGGACTCGACGCCCGCCGACGTGATGCTCCAGGGCAAGCGCTACTCGCTCGTCGGCGGCCTCGACGTCTGGTCGCGCCGCTTCAAGATCCACGTGGCGCCCGTCTCCGCGTCCGCGCACATCGCCTCGCTCACGCGCTGGTGCCTGCAGCACTGGGGCAAGCCCGAAGAGATCCTCACGGACAACGGCTCCGACTACGTGTCCGCCTACTACGACGACGTGCTGCGCGAGCTCGGCATCCGCCACATCACAGCGCGGCCGTTCCACGGCGAGGACAAGCCTCACATCGAGCGCGTGTTCCGAACGTTCTCTCACGGCCTGCTGGAGCTCGCGCCGGGCTTCATCGGCCACAACGTCGCCGAGCGCAAAGCGATCGAGTCGCGCCACTCCTTCGCCGAGCGACTGCTGATGAGCAAGAAGGCGACCATCGAGCTGTCGTGGACGCCGGAGGAGCTGCAGAAGTTCTGCGACACCTGGTGCACGACGGTCTACGAGCGCACCGTCCACAGCAAGCTGAAGATGACGCCGTTCGAGAAGGCGCAGTCCTGGACCGGGCCGCGCTTCGAGGTGCCGGCGGACAAGGCGCGCGCGCTCGATCTCCTGCTGCTGCCGAACGAAACCCGGAAGGTCCTCAAGAAGGGCATCCCGCTGCAGAGGATGTGGTTCATCCACGGCGAGCTGGGCGCGCTCGAAGGGCAGGACGTGGTCATCAAGCGCGACCCGATGGATCTCGGTCGCATCGTCGTCCTCAAGCCCGGCCGCGTTGATGAGAACGGTAAGCCGAACGAGTTCGTGTGCATCGCCATCAACGCGGACCTCGCGGGCGTCGAGCGCCGGCAGATCGCCGCGGTGGGGCAAGCGCGGCAGAACGAGTTCTACGCGCGCATCCGCGAGGAGACCCGCGTCGCGAAGCGTGAGGAGCGCATCGGTGATCTGCAGGCGGACCTCCTCGCCTTCTACGAACGGGAAGCCGCGCAGATCACCGCGCTGCAGCGCTCGGGCACGCCGTACCAGTCGGAGGCGCTCGACACGGCCGCCGTCGCCGCGGCCGCGCTCGACGCCGAGAAGGGCCAGCGCCTCACGGGCCCGGTGAGCGTCGACAAGCCGGCGCCGAAGCCCGTGACGCAGACGGACGACGAGAGGCGGGACAACGAGCTCTGGGAGAAGTACCAGCGCGCCCTCGCGACGCCGCCCTCCGAACGCAATGACCTTGACCGCGCGCTCCTGAAACGACCTCGTCGAGGCACTCAACGGCAAGCTCGCCAAGCACGACCTGCAGCTCGCGATCTCCTCGTCGGCGCTCAAGCGCTACGGCAAGTCGTTCCAGGACAAGATCGACGGCATCCGCGAGACGACGCAGGTGGCGGTCGCGCTCTCGCGCGAGTCCGGGGACGATGAGAACGCGCTCGGCGACGCGTCCGTGCGCCTCGTGCAGACGCAGCTCTTCAAGCTGCTGATCGACTCGGAGGGCGCCTTCGAGACGAAGGACCTGGCGAAGATTGGCCATGTCCTCGCGGACCTCGCCCGGGCCGGCGTGGCGCAGAAGAAGTGGCAGACGGCCGTCCGCGAGCGCGTGGCGAAGGTCGCTGAGGACGTCGAGACCGAGATCAAGCAGGCCGGCCTGACCGACGAGAAGGCCGCGCTCATCCGCGCCAAAATCTTCGGGATTGCCGCGTGACGGAGAAGAAGCCCACACCGCGCAAGCGCGCGCCTCCGAAGGTCCCGCCGGGCGTCGACCTGTCGACCGTGCCGGACGTCCTGCTGCAGTACCAGAAGGACTGGATTGCGGACCGCGCGTCCGTGAAGGTCGCGGAGAAGGGCCGCCGCATCGGCTGGACCTACGCGACGGCGCCGGACGCCGTCGACACGGCCGCCCGCGCGAAGGAAGCGGGGGGCATGGATGTCTGGTACCTCGGCCACGAAAAGACGATGGCGGCCGAGTTCATCCAGTACTGCGCGTTCTTCGCGCGGTTCGTGGATGAGGCCGCGAGCGAGATCGAAGAGAGCGTGCTGATCGAGGGCGAGCGGTCGATCAACACCTACTCCGTGCGCTTCTCCTCCGGCTTCCGAATCACCGCGCTGAGCTCGCGCCCGGCCGGCCTGCGCGGCCGCCAGGGCTACGTCATCATCGACGAGGCCGCGCACCACAACGACCTGCAGGAGGCCATCGACGCGGCCATGCCGCTGCTCATCTGGGGCGGGCGCCTCGCGATCATCAGCACGCACTTCGGCGCGGACAACTACTTCAACGAGATCGTTGAAGACATCAAGGCGAAGCGGAACGACCGCGAGGACTGGTCGCTCCACACGGTCGACTTCGACAAGGCCATCGAGCAGGGCCTCTACAAGCGCGTCTGTTTCTCAAAGCATCAGGCGTGGACGCAGGCCGCCCAGGACAAGTGGCGCGCGGAGATCGTCAAGAAGGCGGGCCGCGCCGCGGCGCAGGAGCTCTTCTGCCAGCCGAGCAACACGGAGGGCGCGTACCTCTCGCGGCAGCTGATCGAAGAGCGGATGTTCGAGACGCCGACGCCCATCGTCTCGCTCGAATGTGACGCCGCCTTCAAGATGCTGCCCGAGGGCGAGCGCATCCGGCAGATCGACGAGTGGTACGTCGAGCACCTCACGGAGCTGCTCGACGCGCTCCCGCGCAACTGCCAGCACGCGCTCGGCGGCGACTTCGGCCGCGTGACGGACCTCACCGTCTTCGCGCCGCTCACGCTGCAGCCCGACCTCACGCGCCGCGTGCCCTTCGTCGTGGAGCTGAGGAACGTCCCGTTCGAGGCGCAGAAGCAGGTGCTGTTCTTCATCCTGGAGCGCCTGCCCCATTTCTTCGGCGCGTGCCTCGACGCGGGAGGCAACGGCGCCTACCTCGCCGAGGTCGCCGCTCAGCAGTGGGGCGAGGAGCGCGTCCGCGAGGTCCGAATCACGGAGCGCTGGTACAGCGACAACCTCCCGCCGTTCCGCGCGGCCTTCGAGGACGCGACGCTCCTCGTGCCCAGACACGCGCTCATCCTCAGCGACCTGCGCATGTTCCAGGTCATCCGCGGCAAGCCGAAGATGGCGGACGTCCGCAACGGCGACAAAGGCAAGCCGCGCCACGGTGACGCCGGCATCGCGCTCCTCATGGCGCACGTGGCCAGCCGCCTGGAGGTGGAGGAGTACGGCTTCCACGCCGCGTCTCTGACCTCCACCGCGAGCGATACCCAATCCTGGCCGCACAGCGAGCGTGAGCGGCAGATCTCGACGACGAGCGGTGTCCGTCGCAGCTCTGGAGGTGTGCTGTGAGCGACGTGACTCTCTTCGACCACACGGGCCGCCCCATCGACCTGGCGGCGCTTACGACGCCGGACCAGGCCTCCTCCACCGTCTCCGGCGTGCGTCGCCCGGTGCTGCCCAGCATCGCGGGCGATCTCACGCCCCAGCGGCTCGCCACCATCCTCAACAACGCCGCGCACGGCGACATGGAGGCCTATCTCACCCTCGCGGAGGAAATGGAGGAGCGTGAGCCCCACTACGCGAGCGTCCTCGAAACCCGGAAGCTCGCGATCTCCTCCGTCCTGCCCACCGTGCAGCCCGCGTCCGAGGACCAACGCGACGTCGACCTCGCGGGCGAGCTCGCGGACCTCCTGCGGCGCCCGGAGGCGTTCGAGCTCGTGCCCGACCTCTCCGATGCGCTCGGCAAGGGCTACGCCGTCGTGGAGATCGACTGGAAGTCACAGGTGCGCGGCGGACGCCGCGTGCTGGAGCCGGCCGGCTTCGACTGGCGCGACCCGCGCTTCTTCCAGTGGGACCGCAACACGGGACGCGAGCTCCGGCTCCGCGACGTGCAGGACCTCGTCTACGGCCTCCCGCTCACGCCGTACCGCTTCCTCATCCACACGCCCGGCCGGAAGAGCGGACTGCCGGGGCGCGGCGGCCTCGCGCGCCTGGTGGCCGCCTGCTTCTGCGTGAAGAGCTTCGCGATTCGGGACTGGCTCGCGCTCGCGGAGATCTTCGGCATCCCGGTGCGCCTCGGCCGCTACGGTCCGCGGGCCTCCGACGCGGACATTCGGAAGCTCATCAACGCCGTCGTCAACCTCGGGACGGACGCGGCCGCCGTGATTCCCGACTCGATGAAGATCGAGTTCGTGGAGAGCAGCGCCCAGGGCGACGGCCGCATCTTCGCGACGCTCGCGGACTATCTCGACAAGCAGGTCAGCAAGGCGGTCCTCGGTCAGACGATGACGACCGACTCCGGCTCGTCGCGCTCGCAGGGCGAGGTTCACGAGCGCGCGTTCGAGTCGGGCCGCAACGCCTACGACCTCCGCCGCATGGGCATGACGCTCACGCGCGGGCTCGCCGTGCCCTACGTCGTGCTCAACCACGGGCCGCAGGAGCGGTATCCGAGCATCGTCCTCTCGCGCCCGCCCAAGGTCGATCTCGAACCGCTGAAGCTGCTGCCCCAGCTCATCCCCATGGGCGTGAAGGTCAGCAACGCGGACGTCATCAGCAAGCTCGGCCTGCGTCCTCCGAAGGACGAAGCAGACACGCTCGCACCACTCAACCGGAGGCCGCTGCCATGAGCGACCGCATCGTCGTCGCGGGTGGACCGCGCACCGGCAAGACCACGTTCGCGGCCGAGCTCGGCGGCCACATCCTCCACACGGACGATCTCATCGCGGAGCTCGACTGGTCTGAGGCGAGCGAGCAGGTCGCGAAGTGGTTCGACGAGCCCGGGCCGTGGGTGATCGAAGGCGTCGCCGCGGTGCGCGCGCTGCGCAAGTGGCTCGACGCGAACGAGAGCGGTCTCCCGTGCGAGATCGTCTACTGGTTCGACCGACCCGTCGTCGAGCGCACGCGCCGGCAGTACGGCATGGGGAAGGCCTGCCAGACAATCTTTGACGAGATTCGCGGCTCGCTCGTTCGGCGCGGCGTGCTTCTCCGGGGGCAACCGTGAAGGGAACTAATCTGCACTCCCACTGTCGGGGGGAACCATGCGCGCACCGTTTCAGTACTTCGGAGGCAAGAGGCTCGTTGCCGGCGCTGTCTGGCGAGGGTTCGGCGAGGTCCACTCGTACGTTGAGCCCTTCGCTGGTTCGATGGCTGTTCTTCTCGCTCGGCCTCATCCTCCTGGTCGAGAGGTCGTCAACGATCTCGACGGCCACGTCGTCAACTTCTGGCGCGCCTGCCAGGCCGACCCTCTCGGCGTCTGGCGCTTCGCGCACTGTCCCGTGTCCGAGCTGGATGTCACCGCGCGTCACAAGTGGCTCCGCGTTCGCCACGACCTCGTGCGTCGACTCGGGGCGGACCCCGGCTACTACGACGTCCAGGTCGCCGGCTGGTGGGTCTACGGCCTCTCCGCGTGGATTGGTGGCACGGCGACGTGGTGTCGTGTCGACAAGCCGCTCTATCAGCAGCTTCCTCAGGCACGGCCCGGAGGCGTTCACACCTTCACCTTCGACGAGCTCTCGTGGCTCGCTCAGCGCCTGCAGTCGGTCGTCCTGCCCTGCGGTGACTGGCAGCGCGTCCTCAGCGATTCGTACCTCTTCGGAGGCAGCAAAACCGGAATCACTGGCGTTCTGCTGGACCCTCCCTACGACGCGGGCGAGGACGGGCTCTACGCGAACGACGACAAGTCGATCTCCGCGCGCGTCCGCGAGTGGGCCCTCGCGAACGGCGACAACCCACGCCTCCGCATCGCCCTGTGCGGTTACGAGGGCGAGCACACCATGCCGAAGAGCTGGCGCGTCCTCCGCTGGAAGAATCAGGGCGGCTACAAGCATCAAGGCGACCGCGAGCGTGTCTGGTTCTCGCCGCATTGTGAGGCGGTCGGACGGTCGCGTTGAGGTGCTGTCGTGAGCGGCGCTGTCTCCACGGACGCGCGCTGGGCCCAGCTCCGCGACGGCCTCACCAGCCGGCCCGTCATCGGCGTCGTCTGCTTCCTCCTCGGCGCGGCGCTGGCGCTTTACCTCGGCCGCACTGGCCCCACCATCGAGCGGCGTGAGCGCGAGCAGGTCCACGAAAAGGCCCACGACGTTCAGGCCTCCGTCGACACCGCGAATCAGTCGCTCGCCCTGCAGTCTTTCGTCGCCGCGGCCGAGAACAAGAACCTCGTCGTCCACGTCCACCGCAAGCGCACCACGACGCCGGACGGCCACACCACCGACGAGCAGGACCTGACGCTCCAGGACAAGGGCCGCGTGACCGCCACGACAGCCACGCAGGCCACCGCGACCGCGACGCAGGAGCGCATCGTCTACCGCGACGTCGTCAAAGAGGTGGAACGCGTCCGAGAGGTGCAGGTGAAGGTGTCTCCCGCGCTCGCCCAGTGGCGCGCCGGCCTCCTCGTCGGCGTGAACCTCCCCGGCCTCGGCTCGCCGCTCGCCCCGGTGGGCGGCCCGCTCGCGTACGGCCTCGGCGTCGAGCGGCGCCTCCTCGGCCCTGTCTGGTTCGGCGCGTGGGCACTGAGCTCGCTCCAGTGCGGCATCGCATTGTCCGTCGAGTTCTGAGGTTGCCTGCACGCTGGGGCGCCTCGCCGTTCTTTGACAACAGAATGCCTCCAAAGGCGCCGTTTTGGTGTATGATGCTCGCGGATCAATGGAGCGGAATGATGAATCGCGACACGGCACAGCGATCTCCGCCTCCACGGGCTCCTCGGGCCGCCCAGCCGCCGTTCCAGCCCCTCCGCGAGCGCGCCGCGCGACCTCTCAAAAACACCGTGTTTCAGATCGCGGCTTCGAAGCCCGATGGTTTGCGAAACGCAGGGGCCGCGAGCGCGCGGAAACGCTGAAAATCACGGCCAGCCCGGTATAGCCAGGTACCGCCCGGGAACGCCCACTAGAATTCGCAGATCATCGGGCCGTTCACAGCTCCCCGAGGGGCTGGAGTGCGTCGTCTCCAACGCGGACCTGTCGGCCGCGGCCCCGGTGGAGCTCCGCGCCGACGGCGTCTTCCTCCTGCGCACCCGGGACGCGCACACCGAGAAGGCCGTCATCCTCGAGGTCCAGCGGCAGTGGGACGACCGCAAGCGCTTCACCTGGCCGGCCTACGCGATGCAAACCCGCGCCACCCACGAGTGCCCCGCCATCGTCCTCGTCGTCGCCTTCGACCCCGCCGTCGCCCGCCGCGCCCGCCAACCCATCGCGCTCGACCACGGGCTCCGCTGGCGCGCCCGCGTCCTCGGGCCGGACTCCATCCCGCGCATCGAGGACCCGGACGTCTTCCGCGCCCACCTCACCCTCGGCCTCCTCTCCGCACTC